TCAAGCCAGACGAAGACGACAGGTGATCCATGGCTGAAGAGAAGAAGCCCGAGAAGCCGGTATCGCCCGAGTACGCCCGTGCTCTGGAAGCGGAAAAGAAAGACCCCACGTCGATCTCCAACCTGATCGATCCCCGCCTCATGATGCTGGATCAGGGCTATGATTTCGGGCTGGGCCGCGAGGCTTTGTCGCTTCTCCCGTGGCTGTCTCAACTGGATGCGCGGGACAAGCCCGATCAGCGCATGATTCCGGCCAGCACTGGCTTGATGGCCATGCCCGATGATGAGGTTGAGGAGATCATGGCCCCGCAGGCCGCAGTTGCCGATTATCCCCCGTGGTTGGCTGGCAAGGCTGCGCGGGAGAACATGAAGGAGCGGAAGGAGGCCTACGAGAAGGCACACCCCGTGGCCGCTGGCGCTGAAGAACTGGTGGGCGCGCTGCACAGCCCGCAGGCCAAGGCTCTGGATGTTGGAACCAGAGCCCTGTCGAAAGCGTGGGCCGGTCTGGATGAATGGATCACTCGGGCGCTCGCCTCTGGTGTCACCAACGCCGGTATTCAAGGCATCGGGGGGTTCGCTGGCGGACAGGGCGGCGTCAACAATCGGATTTTGCAGGGCGGAGAAGCGGCTGCCATCGGCGCGCTAAGCGGTCTCGCGGCCCCGCTTGCGTCAGAGAAGATGGCCGAGATCGTTCAGAAGTACGCTGGGCGCGGCGGTCACGCTGTGGTCAAGGGCGTGGACGCGGGTATCAACTATTTCGACAAGGGCATGGACCGCCTCGCGGCTACTTTGAAGCCCCGCGAACTGTCCGAGGCCGTACAGAAGGACATCAACGCTGTCGGGAAGGACGTGGAGCGGGATGTTGCGGGTGGTGTTCGCGACATTGAAACCGCTCTGGGTGCTATCCCGGAGCCTGCGCACAAGGCGCGCGTGACGCAAGCCAAGGAGTTGCTGGACCGGGCCGCACAGGGCGGCGCTCGCCTGTTTGACCAGCACTTCGAAAGTTCTGCCCCGCTGTGGATCGACACCTTGAAGGACAAGGTCTCGGAAAAGGGTCTGGAGCAGGCCTACGACAAGACCAAGGAAACCTTGGAAAAGTTGGGTCACGCGGAGCAGAAGGAAGAGAAGAAGCTGGAGGACGAGTTCCGACCGAAGGCCAAGCACAACCGCGACATCCGGCACAAAACGCTGGGTCCGAACGTCGAGGGTGGGCGCATGCACTGGGTACCGGACCCGCGTATTCCCGGATGGGGCCATTTGGAGTATCGTCCCAGCAGCGTAGAGCGGACGCTCCAGCAAATCAGGAAGTGAAATGGCCATCAGGGCGCTCCAAGAGACCGAAGATCGCGCCCCGTTGCGGTTCACGCCGATAGAGGGCCGTCAGGAGGCCGCACAGCCCCAAAAGGACGAGCAGCCGGTACTTCCCCGCCCGAAGCCCGAGAAGCCCGTCAGAGAAGCCCGTGTGGTCCAGTTTCCGACTGCTGAGACAGTTGCGGTCCTATCTCTGCTCATGAAGGCTGTCGGAACTCGCGTTCTGCTGCTGCTGGCGGGGATCGGGGCCTTCGTTCTGGCCATGGTCGCGCTTGAGCACAACACCATTCAATCGATCATCACCAGCGCCCTGTACGACGCCCTCGTCTTTGCGCCTTGCATCTATCTGGCCCTCAGGAGGGAAGCCTAATGGCTGTCGGAATCAACTCAAACTACTGGCTGGAGACGGTCACCCCGCTTGGAAACGCGGGCGTGTTCACCAGCGCCACCCGTGACGCCTACGGCGCGGGCGGTTCGTCTTTCTTGCCAGCCACCACGTCCCAGTGGGCCTACGCCTCGTTTGTGCTGTTCGCTGACCAGACCGGCACGGCACTGCTGCAGGGGTCCCAGAACCCCTCAGGCGGGCCGTGGTACACGGTGGCGGGGACGGCCTCCAACATCGTGGCCAACACGCCCCTGTACCTGTATTCGCCGGTCTGCTTCCAGTTCTGGCAAGTGGTCGTCACCAACGGTTCGACCCCGCAGACCAAGCTGAACCTGAACTTCGCGTTCACGTCGGTGTAGGAGGGGGCCATGAAGGATGACTACGTCCAGACCCTCCCCTACGTCCTGATCGCCTTCTGCATCGCCGCCTACGCCTTCCACGGGTCGGGGGAACTCCTCAATCTGGTGATCGGCGGGTGCCTTGGCGTCATCACGCCGCGCCCTAATGGCGGGAATGGTCAATCGTGAACCGCGACCTTCTGGTATCCGACATCAAGCGCGAGGAAAGCTGCCGCCTGCTGGCTTATCCTGACCCTAAATCTGGCGGTGATCCGTGGACCATCGGCTGGGGCCACACCGGTCCTGAGGTCCACGCGGGCCTCGTCTGGGGTCAGGCGATGGCTGACGAGACCCTCGACCTCGACATTGACCACACTTGTGGCCACCTCGACGTGGCCCTGCCGTGGTGGCGCTCTCTGGACGACATCAGGGCCAATGTGCTGGTCAAGATGGCCTACCAGATGGGGATCGGCGGGCTGCTGGGGTTCAAGCAGATGCTGGCCCACGTCAAGGCCGAAGAGTGGGACCTCGCCAAGGCGGCGGGACTTGATTCGGACTGGGCTCGCGAGACACCCGAGCGCGCCGAGCGCGAAATGACCGAACTGGAGACGGGGGTTCATCAGGCATGAAATTCATCCTCGCCATTCTGAAGTGGCTTGCTGGCATCTGGCTGTCCAAGCCCCCCGCAGAAACGCAGGAGGCAGTGCAGGCCGGAAAGGCCGCAGCCGCCGAGACCGAACTCAAGATCGTGGAGAAGACGGATGCTCAGGTCCAAGCGGCGAGTGTTGCTCGCGATGCTGTCTCTGGTCGCTTTGTCAGCAGCGCCGGGTTGCGCGCCGTTGAACAGACTGACCCCAACAACCGGGACAACGGTTAACCCGGTCTGCACGGTCTGGAAGACGGTGTCCTACTCGTCCAAGGACGACAGCGACATCACCGTCAGGCAGATCATCGCGAACAACGCGGCCCGGAAGCAACTCTGCCCATCTGGGTAAATGGCTGCGGTCGTGGTACACCTTGTGGGTCGCCCCCGTGGCCCCCACAAGGACTAGACCATGAGCATCCTTACAGAAGTGCTTGAGCAGAAGATCAGCCCCTCTCAGGGCGTAGACGAGGCCCTGAAGTGGGCCGAAGCTCTCATCTCCCATTCCCCCGATCTGACCGCGTCGGTGAACACTGCCGTGGCTGATGTGAAGCATGCCGCTTCTAACGCTCTGGACCTCGCAGGGACCGATATCGGAGCGTCTATCTCGGTGATCGTCCCGGCCCTTGAAACGTCTCTGGACGCGGAACTGGCCAAGCTGTCCGGGGGCGTCACCGTCCCCTTTAACAAGTTCATCAACGACGGCGCGGATCGCCTTGTTGCAGCGCTCCACGCCGAAATCGACGCCCACATCCTCAAGTGGAAGGCGTCCCTTGCAACCCCCCCGGCCTCATGAGCGGGGAAGCCCTCCTCTATGAGGCGCGGGAAATCACCCGCCTTCTCCGCTCCATCCTTGAAAGGATCGAAACCATGTCTGCTGCTACCGACGCTCTCACCGCCGCCGTCAACACCCTGTCGGCCTCTGTCACCTCTCTCCAGACTGCTGCGGCTGCTGCTGAAGCTGCCAAGGCCAATGGTGCCGCCGACGAGGCCGCTGTGACTGCTGCCACGCAGGGCATCCAAGCTGCTGCCGCTTCTCTGGCCAGCATCGCAACCGCCCTGACCCCGACCGCTTGATTAAGCAACGATTAAGCCCCTCCGGTTAATTCCGGAGGGGTCTGTTACATGTGGGGGTGATATGAGCGATGGAGCGATACCCACATGGGCGGATATCGTGGCCTTGGGAGGTGCGGCATTGTCAGCAGCTTACAGTTGGGGCGTGGTCGGTCAGAAGGTGAAGAGCCTTGAGGACGACCTGAAGGAACAGAAGAAGGCGCACGACGCCTTGACGGCTTCAGCCACCCAGATGAGCCAGAGCGTTGTCCGCCTTGAGTCGGGCATGGCCAGCATTGAGAAGCTCCTGACAGAGGTCAGGAACGCCGTCCTCTACAAGCCTCACTAAACCTCAACCACCTTGGTCTTCGCAGCCTTCGCGTGACCGCCCATACGGGCGCAGTCTTTCGCCAGAGTTCCGTCCTTGTAGTACATGCGCTTCTCGGCAGGGACGCTGGCCCCACCCTTGGATGCAAATTCCAGCATCTTCTCGCGCGGCATGGCAGCAAAGCCTCTGCGCGCCTTGGGTTTCTGGATCACTTGATCAGTCATTGGTCTCTCACTGGGTTGGGATCAACAGGCGGAATGCGTTCTCCCCTTCCGGGATCATCGGCAGGGTCAACCACAGCCCGTCATCGCTGACGAACGGTTCGTTGAACTCGCCTTGCGGCTTGAAGCGACCCAACCACCGCATCATCACACCACAGTCGGCGCAGCGAGCCGCGATGTCCGTGTGGATGATGTTCGTTCCCGGCTGGGTCAGTCCGGCCACGTCGTATTCGATGTTGGCGTGTTCGCAGGCGGTGGTCTCTTCGGTCATGGGGGGGGGCACTCCTTTACGGTCAAGGTAGCCACTCAGGGCTACACATTCAAGCGGTAGTGGTTGATAAGCAGGGCGGCACACAATTCGTGGCGTTGAGCGTCCTTTTCGCTCGACGCGGTGACGGTTTCGAAACGGTGCCTGCTCCAGCCGTAGGGCTTCTTGCGCCAGTAGCGCACTTCGGAGGCTTGGTGGATGTGCCACAACGCCTTCTCGGTCGGCGTCATGGCTTCGTACTCAGGGTTCGACAACAGGCTCATCGGTGCCCTCCTTGGTCTTCAGCGGCACGAACTGGCCTCGCTCCTTCTGTCCGTCAGCCAGAGATCGGAGGACTTGAGCCAGCGCGATGATGGCGTCGGTCGGGATCGTCTCCTTCTCTCCAGAGCATTCGATGGAGGTGACGACCGACCCGTCGTCGTAGTGCACTTCGATCACGTCACCCCGGAAGAGGGTGATTCGGCTGGTCTCTGTCTTGGCGATCATGATGTGTCTCCTGTTGCGGTCGCTCCGCGCTGGCTCGTCCCTCGTCCCGCTTCGCGTTCCGAGAGACATGTTCGATTTTCGGCTGAAACTTAACCTGTCTGACGGTTAAGGTAAGGGAAAGCCGATTCCCTTTACATGTGGTGGGCTCGAATCGCCCCCCTACCCCCCATAGCTGCGCACGGGGGGTCTATGTGGTTGAATTTTAATAAGAAAGTTGGTCGACAAGATGCAGGGCGTATGCGGGCCGCATCCTGTTTGGCTGTTTCGGGGGCTGCACTCTGGGGCGTTGGCTGAGCCACATTCCCCTCTTGATCGCCTAGGCCCGCTATCGCAATGGCTTGTGTCGGGGAGAGGGTTCACCTACTATCGGTGCTGGCCTCACCCGCGTGGCCATTAGAACAGTTCTGGTGCCGCCAGTTCTGCTCTGCGGGGGGTGGAGAGTGAACGCTCTCCCCCCCGCGCCCTTCCAACATCCCCCCGACTTTCGCGCGCGTCAAGCCCGTGGTACCTTGAGGTGTGCACACTCTAACCCCTGACAGGAGGCCTTTATGAGCATGGATAAGCCGGGTCACATGGCGGACAAGGTCCGTTCCTACAACCCGAACCGCCATCCGCCGACCCCGGAGCGTTTCAGCGCCCGGTCGAATCTGCGGAAGAGCGCAAAGCGCGCTTCGCATCGCGCCTGACAAAGTCCCGTGGGGCGTTGCCCCCACCCACGGGCACCCATTCCTGAACCGGGGCCGACATGGCTGACGACGCGCAATCCATCGCCCAACTTCTCGCCCGCCCGGACTACATGGACCCGCGACAATTTGTCGCAGCCCCGCCGGTAGCGAGAGCCGTCCGACCCACCCTCCAAGAGCACCTTTTCAATCTGGCCCAGCGCACAGTTGGCCCGAAGTGGGCAAATGCGGCTGAGCCCCTTCTCAACATGGTGCCGTTCACGGGCGTCGAAGAGGGCTACCGCCAGTCTCGCTCCCCCGATCCTCTCACCCGGAACCTTGGTGGCCTTCAGGTCGCAGCGGGCGTCATCCCCGGCCTGAACAACCCGATAGAGAAGGCGGGCGTGAAGGTCGCTGAGAAGGTCATGGGTGAGGAAGCGCTCAAATCCATGAAGGCGCTGGAGCCGTCCCTGAACCAGAAGGTGGCCAAGGTGGTCGCCAACAAGGGGAAGCTAGCCAAGGGGCTCTACATGGCCCCTCCCGGCGACAAGATGCCGCCTCAGCCGCCCGTCCTCGCTCCGCACGTCGAGAAGCTGAAGGAAGTGGCCGGGATGAAGGCCATCCTGCCGTACCTTCAACCTGATGAAGCGGCCAAGCTGCGCGCCCACACCGCCAGCAACTTTGTGAACCTGTTCAGCAGCCTTCCCGACGCCAAGGAGATGGCCTCCGTCGCCTATTCGGGTCGGGCCAAGAAGGGTTGGTACCAGAACAGCGCAGCCGCCTTGCGTGAGGTGTTCGGACCCATCGACGCGCCGCGCTTCACGGCTGTGCTGGCCGCGACCTCCCCCCAGACCAGTGTCGAGAGCAACACGATCAACGCGCTCCGCATCTGGACCAACTGGGACGCCGCCGGTCGCCCGACAGACCCAGCCGCCATCAAGGCCATCGTGGGTCGCAGCGTTCAGGGCAAGAAGGGCGAGGAGAGCGTCCTAGACTCGTGGCTCCCGAACACCATCCGCGCCCTGACGGCGGAAGACCCGGCATCCATGCGGATCAGCGGTCCCAAGGTGAACAGCTTCATGCTGAACCTTCAGGACTACGTGCATGAGGTGACCAACGACGCGTGGCAGGCCACGTACATGGGCATCCCGAAGAACAGCTTCACCAACAGCGCGAAGAAGCGCGAGATCGCGGGCAAGAGCCCGATGTACTCGGCTGCCAACGCCAAGGCCCGTCAGGCCGCTGAAATCCTGTCCAAGCGCACCGGAGAGAAGTGGACCCCGGCTGAGGTGCAGGAGACGATCTGGTCGTGGGCCAAGACCCTGTACGAGCAGCGCTCGTCCGCTGGCGAAGACCGGACCATGAAGCAGATACTGGCCGCTGGCGGGCTGACCCACGAAGCCATCGGCGCGACCCCCGATTTTGAAAAGCTGTTCATCGACGGCGTGTACCGAAACATTCTGGAGCAAGGCGGATATGCCCCCCAAGTCAGAACCCTCGAATCCCTTGTCGCAGGCCGTGCACCAACTGCTGGACTTGCAGGCCTCACGGGCAATGCAGCAGCACCAGAAGGCGCAGGCATTGCTGCAGATGCTTTCACCCGAGACCTCAATAGAGCCGCAGGCCGAATTGAGGGGGTCAGAAATGACAGGCTTGCCGCCGCAGCCCTAGAGGCCGAACAGAAGAAGGCCCTTCAGGCCATGCCGCTGGACCAGCAATTGGCGCAGATGGTCATGCAGAAGGGCAAGGTGAAATTCGCGCCAGAGGGTGAGTCGCCAACTCTGGCAGAACTGACCAACCGTGTGCGCGGCCCCGGCGGCGGCTTCACCTATCAGCCCGTCACCGAGAACCAGCCCACCCACGGCTACGCGGTCGGGGTGAACTCCGAGAAGTACGGTCAGGTGTTCGATGAGGCCGACTTCAATCAGGACCACATCGTGGACTTTGTCCTGAAGAACCGCCAACTGCTGCGCGATCCGGCCTATCACGTCGGCGCGTGGAACGATGATGGAAAGGTCTACCTCGACATCTCTGCCATCGCGAAAACGCCTGAGGAGGCGGTTGCATTGTCAAGGCAGCATGACCAAATAGCATACTATGACCTCAACAAGGGGGTCAGCGTCGATGTCGATAGATCGGCCACGTCAGGAGGACTGAAGAAATGACCAAGCGGAAGAAACCATCGTTCACCACCTCACCCGCGCATGACATTGAATCCATGGAGCGGTTCATCATGAAGATGACGGGCGAGAAGCTGACCCCGGCCAACCGGGCGAAGATCGAAGCGGCGCTTGCCGCTGATTCCCAGAAACAGTAGGCTGGCGGTAACTCTCAGCCTAGGAACTTAGAGCCGGGGGTCACATCCGTTGTGACCCCCTATTTCATGGTCCCGTAGCTTAATGGTAAAGCAGACGACTCTTAATCGTCCGAGTGTAGGTTCAACCCCTACCGGGATCACCATCACGCCAGACGCTGGTTTTCCCTGAACCGCCGGTCATCGGCGCAGAACTCCATCTCCACCTCTCCCGGCTTCCCGATGATGTCGTGGTAGCGCGACTTGGCCACTTTGATGATGGTGGTCTCCTTCGTCTCCCGGTGGACGATCAGCCCTATGTCGGCCTTGTTGTAGAAGTTCGATGACCCGCTGATCTCGTACAGGCTGGGCATCTGGTACTTCCCGTTCACCTTCTGCAAGCTGCGGGGGTGGGCAACGAGGATCAGGTGGACCTGAAAGACCCGCGCGAACCGCTTCAGGGTCTTGATGGCGCGGCCCGTGTACTCGGTCTCGTTCTCGCCCCGGTCGCGCTCATGCTGCAGTTCGTTCCAAGGGTCGATCACGATCACCTTGGCCCCATGCTGCACCACGGCCCCCTCCATGCACGTCAGGAGCCATTCGAGGGTGGGGTCGTCGTCGTCCCCGGCCATGATGAAGACGTGATGTTCATCAATCCACCGGTCGGCTTCAGCCTTCTCCTCAGGGGTCATCTTGCGCGGGAGCATCTCCAGATACCATGAGCGCAGGGCGCGCCTGTGATCGCGCTGCGGAGCCTGTTCAAAGCTGGCCCATGCCACCTTGATCCCGTGCGTCTTCGCGACCCGGCAGCACAGGTCGTTCACGAAGCTGGTCTTCCCGAAGCCGGGCACGCCGGTCACGACCGCCAGATCGCCCAGCCGCATCTTGTAATTGTCCGACAGCAGGCTGAACCCAATGTCGTAGATCGTCTGGGGCGGCAGGGGCGGCAGTTCGGACATCTTGTAGACGCCCTCCACCCGAATGAACTGAGCGCGGTCCACGGTCCTCACGACGCCCTGTGCGCCGTACTCCTGCAGCACCTCGTTCAGGTCTTTGCAGCGCTCCCTGTCGCGCCCCGGCCAGCGGGTCTTGGGGTAGGTCAGGAACTTGCACCGGGTCTTCCCGAACAGCAGGGCCAGTTCGTGCATCAACTGGCTCCCGGCGTCGTCCCCGTCCGTCGCGAGGATCACCTCAGGGACCTTGTCCTTGCGGCACAGGTCCGCAATCTGTCGGAACCACTCGTAGGCCTTGGCGTCCCTGATCTCGGCTTCTGAGCGCGTCCCCGACGAGCCCCCGCAGCCATTGGGCACGGAGATGACCTTCTCGTAGCCAGCGGCCAGAGCCGCCTCGCAATCCATCTCGCCCTCTGTGACGATCAGGGGTCGGCCTTCCAGCGCCGGATCGCGCAGGCAGTCGGTGTTGTAGGCGACAGGGCCCTCGACCCAGCGGGCGGTCCACTTCGGCTCCCCGGAAAACCGGCGGAACTTCTCGCCCGCGACCACCCCCTTGCTCACGAAGGGGATGGCTAGCACTTCACCACCATCTCGACCGGGTTCGACGTTCCACCCCTTGCCCGCGAGGCGCTCCACGTTGAGCCCCCGGCCCTCCAGAACTTCCCATGTCGTCGTCATAGACAGCCTCTCCCCACCCGCAGTGGAAACAATGAATCAGGACGTGATTGCTCTCCACCAACACGCTCAGGCACCGAGCCTTGCGGTTGCGTCTGGTGGGCGAACATTTCGGACATACGCTGTACTGGTTCCCGGCGCGGGATGGATTAAATACCACCCCCAGCGACTGCGCCTTGTCGATGGCCGTGCTCACACGAAGCCGACGCGCTTGACGGCAACGTCCTCCAACCAGACTTCCCAGCGCCCACTAGCCAGCCAGCGGTCTAGGGCGGGCGTGTAGGCCCCATCGTCCCTCTCCACGTCGGGAGACAGCACGTAGCGGTTGATGGCGTCCAGTAGCGCCTGTGGGCCGATCCTGCGGGAGATCATCTTGAACTGCGCCAGCGCCTTGGACTTGGACGACCGCCGCTTCCCGGCGACTGGCCACATGCCCCACGCCTGATCGAAATAGGGTTCCGGGTTGTTGCGGCGGTCGAACGTGTCCGGGAGCAACACTGGCCGCTCCAACTCGTCGGCCATCGCCACAAGGTAGCCCGCCAGCGTCAAACCACCGACTTCTGTGCGCAGCGGGCCTATAGCCTCCCTCAAAGTGTCCATCACTTGCGGATCAATTTTTTCTATAGTAGGCGTCTTCATGCGTATGTTCCTGATACTGCCGCCGGGTCAGACCGGCGGTTTTTTTTATGGGTGAATCTGGCGCACATCGACCATCACGCAGGGCTCGTCGGCGTAGAACTTGGCCACGGTGAACTGTGCCACCTGTGAGTCATCCGCGAACGCGACCTTGTTCAGCCCGTCGAGCACAGCCTTGCCGACGTTGTCCCCGTCAGGCTTCTTGATGTGCCGGATAAGCCCCTCTCGCATGGCCTGTAGGTGCTTCTTCGGCGTGGACTTCGGGATGGGGAAACAGCAGGTCACAGTCACCGACACAGCCCCTTTGATGGGAGCGCCGCCCCGCATGGCCACCTTGGCCGCAAGCGTCACAAGGTTCTCGTAGCTGGCGGTTTGGTCGTCGGTGTAGGTCTGCACGAACTTGCCCATGCGGCGGAACTTGGGCCTCCCCTTGCCCCTAGGGACGCCGGGGATGGTGAACAGAAATTCCGTTAATTCATTCATCGGCCTCTCCATAGATTGTCCCATACTTGCCCTCTGGCATCTTGCGTTTCCGACCGGGCTTCTGCTTGTAACGGTACGCCACAACCTTCTCCATGCCCATCACATCCAAGATGGTGGAGGATGGAGAGCGCGTCCCCCTCAACACGTTGTGTAAAAAGCCGGTGTTGATACCATATCTAGAGCACCACTTGGTCACGCCGCCGACGCGCTTGATCCGCATCTCCAGTAGATGGATAACCCTTTCTCGGTCGAACATCTGGTTCCCCCTTTCGTCGGGGACAGAACGTATGCAGCGCCAAATTTAATATCAAGGTGGAATAAAAACTTGACCTACGCTGAGGGCACCCTACCTTAAGCGTGTCACAGAGGAGACGGCCATGATCAAGTGGGACGGCAACAAGATTGCCGCGCCGGGGATGTACGAGAAGGTGCCCATGGAGGCGTATCACGGAGACCTGTGCATCGGCCCCAGCATCTCGTCTGGCGGGATGCGGACCATGTGGTCCCAGAGCCCCGCGCATTATTTCGTCGGCAGCTACCTGAACCCCGACCGGGTGAACGAGGACAAGCCGCACTTCGCCGTTGGGCGCGCGGCGCACAAGCTGCTGATCGAAGGCCGAGACGGCTTCGACAAGGAGTACGCGATCCGCCCGCAAGAGTGGTCGGACTGGCGCACCGCCGCAGCCAAAGCGTGGCGGGGGGAGCACATCGAACGCGGCTTCACGATTCTGGTCCCGGACGATCTGGTGCAGATCGTGGGCATGTCCAAGTCGCTGCCGCGCACCCCATGGTCAAGACGGGCATTCTGGATGGGCTGATAGAACGGTCCTTCATCTGGAAGGACGAGGAGACAGGGGTGTGGGTCAAGGCTCGACCCGATGCGCTGCCGTCACCCATCGATCTGGCCGACCTGAAGACGACCGGCTCCGTCGCTGACGACGACGTTCAGCGCTCGCTGACCAACTATAGCTACCACGTTCAGGCGGCTGTCGCGATGGCGGGCGTCGAGGCCGTGACCGGAGCCAAGCCCGAATCGTTCACGCTGGTGTTTGTGGAGAAGGAGGCCCCGTGGGCCGTCCGCGTCATTACCATCATGCCAGAAGACATTGAGCGTGGTCGCCACCAGATGAGGTGGGCTCTGCGGGAGTTCGCCAAATGCGTCGAGACCGGCAACTGGCCGGGGCCTGACCGTGGCGCGACCGACGCTGAGTTCCTGCCCATGAGCCAGTGGGCGCGCAACCGGATCGATGAACGACTGAACATCCTCCTGCCTGAGCAGGAAGCCGAAATCTATGAGAGGAACAAACCCAATGTCTGAACCCACTGGAACCGCCGTAGCGACGGCTGAGGCCACGCCGAACACGTCGGTCGTGATGTACATGGCCGAGAAATACGGAATGCTGCCAGCGGCCTTTGAGGCGACGCTGCGGGCCACTGTCTGCAAGGGCAACGTGACCCGTGAGGAGTTCGCCGCGTTCCTGCTGGTGGCCAAGGAATACGGCCTGAACCCCCTGACCAAGGAACTGTACGCGTTCCCGGCCAAGGGCGGCGGCATCGTCCCCATCGTCTCCATCGACGGCTGGTGCCGCATCGTGAACGACCACCCGGCCTGTGACGGCATTGAGTTCGAAGACCAAGTCGAGGACGGGGAACTGATCTCGGTCACCTGCCGCATGTACCGGAAGGACCGGTCGCGGCCCACCATGGCCACCGAGTACATGGCCGAGTGCAGGATGAACACGGACCCGTGGAAGAAGTGGCCCGCCCGGATGCTGCGGCACAAGGCGCTGATCCAGACCGCGCGCTACGCCTTCGGCTTCTCCGGGATCGTGGACGAAGACGAGTACGAGCGGATGACCAACGTCACCCCGGAGAGAACCAACACGGCGCTGTCAGAGCGGCTGGCCCAGACCGCTGCGTCCACGGAGGGTTTCACCACGGTCTACACGGCGATTGATCCGGCCACCGGGCGCGATGAGACGGTGGTGACCATGGTGGACAGCGTGACCGGGGAGTTCACCGTGGTCGAGACTGAGGAGGCGGTGACCGACGTGGGGGCCGAGTTCGACCCGGAGTACCTGACCGACTGGGCCAACGCGATCATCGGCGCTCTGGACGGCTACAAGTCTGGCGCTGACCTGAAGGAACTGTGGGGTGAGGACGAGATCAAGGCCCGTTTCATGGCCTTGAAGAGCCGTGACGAGGCTGCGGCCAAGCGCCTCCACGCCGCCGTCAATGGCCGCATCAAGGCGCTGGCCCAATGAGCGCGCCGGTCAACGAGGTGAGGGGCGTGATGGATGCTCGTAGAGGTGGTTCGCCATGCATGGTCTTCGTGGGGTTCGACGCGGCGACGGTGAAGATGTGGGACACGCGCGACACCTACCCCATCGTCCTTACCATTGACCAAGCCCGACACATCGCCCGAAGCCTGTACCGGGCCGCGCGTCACGCTGAACGACTGACCATGGGAGAGGGCAAATGAACGGGCGCTGGAGCCACGTCTGCACGGACGGGAACTTGCAGTGGTGCAA